CCCCGGATGCCGATGATCCGCCTCACTGCTATCCGGGTTGCGTGTTGCGGTCGCACCGAGGCTTGCATGGGCATCGGCATATGGATGCCCGCCCTGAGCCTGGTTCTGATGTTTAGTCATTGGTCCTTCAGGCATTTACTTATCTCCTGTAACGTGTTTAACGGACCACATAACTGCCTCTTCCATCTTCGTAATGGCAAGCGAGAGTTCCCGCGATCTGCCGATGCCGTTACAAAAGACGACGAACTCCAGACCGAGGTCCTTGATACCTTTCATCTGGAGCTTCTCTTCCTCGGACAGAATCCGGTACTCGTGACGCATGACGTTATTCGCCATGCGTTCGTCCGAAGTAGATGGAACGTAGCCGCTGCTAGACTGGATTCCTGGTTCCACCGGTCTGACTCCTATGCTTAGGTTCATCGTCCTTCTCAGGTTCCTCAGCCTTCGGTGCTTCCGCTGCAAAGCCGCCTGCCTGAAAACCCTTCTGCTCTTCAGGGTGAGGTGCTCCCGCTCCCGGCAGGCTTTCTACGCCATACTTAAACGGATTATCCTCTTCGGCTGACTTCTTCAGGCAAGCCTCCTCAGCTGCCTTCTGTTCCTTCTCCTCCTTGGTCGGAGGCGGGGGCGGTGGTGCCTTGGAAGGCTGCTCCTTGGCAGGTTCCTTTGGAGGTTCCTCAGCGACGGGGAACGGTCCAGATGATTTCTCGGGTTCCTTCTCATGCTCGGATTTCTTCGCGGTAGCCATTAGCCTACTCCTCCTGATCCAGGACCGCGATGCCCCATCAGACCGGTCCCGGTAGATATGTTGGTTGAATGCCCTGTATCTATCTTGGCGGCGGCAATCTCCAGGGCGGTAGCATTGTCCTCCGCATTGATCCGCTCACGCTCGGCAATCTCGGCCTGGGTACGAGCGGTATTCCCGGCCTCCTGAACCTGCGTCTGTTGCAGGGTCGTAGCGTTATCCTGCTGGGTCTTCTGTTGCGTTCCCTGCTGCTGCATGCCTGCGATCTTCTCGCGGCTCTGATCGGTAGCCTGCTGCGATTGCGCCCGCATCTGAGCAACCTGTATCGCCGTCGGATCAGGCTGCATCTGCGGCTGCGACATCTGCTGCATCTTCTGCATCGCCTGCTGAATGATTTGCGGTATCTGCTGAAATGCTTGATTAGCCGCATCAATAACCCGCTTCGACGCAGCCGCCAGCGTCTTATCCATTTCGGTGCTGACCGCTTTGTTCTTATTATGGATGCGCGCAATCTTGCCAGTATCCATTCCCGCCGCCTGCGAAGTAATTTCTACCATATGAGTTACGTACCAGTAGAGTATATGCTCCGACAGGTGCTGGACTGCCGGGCCCAGGAACTTGCTCTGGATAGTCGGCAACCCTCCTAATACAGGGGAGTTCATAAAGTCGAGAAGTACCTGGACGTGCGCTAGGTGATCCTGCTCGGGATAAGCCGCAACCGGACGACCGAGGCTCATAGCGACGTTCTCATTCACCTGATTCATCTCGGTAATCTGCGGCAACGGCTTCAACAGCTGCTGAGAGTTCGGTAGCTTCGTTCTCTGAAGGATTAATGTTTCGACCTTGTGTTGATCGTATAGCTCCGGGTGCATATCGGAGCGTTGCTGTATAACCTGGAGCTGAGCAAATCGCTGTACGTCGGAAAATACCTCAGGGTCGGATACCGGTACCACATCAAGAGGTCCCTCATAATCGGTCCGGTATGCGAGTTGTTCGCCCGCGTCGTCTTTGATTTCATCATCGGTAATATACAACCGGTTGATGCGATGCAGGACTCCGATGAGTCGATCCATCGCATGGTGAAGCCGTTTATGGATTGCGCTAAGAACCTTCAGTCCCTGCTCAATAAGCGCCAGCGTCGTTCCCACCGGCATGTTGGGGGCACCGTCCTGGGATAGGTTCTCAAACGTCGTGCGGACAAGCTCCTCTCCCTGTTCGGTACACCAACCGAGCAGCTGGTATAGCATCTGACTCGGCGGATTAAACGGCAGGGGCATGACAATCTCTCGTATGTCCTTGGCACCGACCCCTCCTTCCACCTCCGTGAGTTGGCCGATATTCAATCCTATCGTCTGGCCAGCCATGCCTGACCCTTTTAGCTTTAACCCCGTCTGAAGATTATTAACGAGAGCAGAATCAAGAAGAGCACGGAGACTGCCAGTACCTGCCCCGGCGAGAGAACCTGCGAGGTGAACGAGTCCGACACTTTGCGCTCCTTCCCAAGGTATAAATTCAAAATCGACCGCCCAGCACATATTCTGCTTGAGCGGATCGTCCTCCTCCCAGTTGCGGGTTATCCGCATGATCTGGTGGGAAGCCGCATCAAGCTCTATCAGGTAAGGAAGTGGCGTATTCGCACCTTTCTCAATATCCTCCATCGTCGGACGGTCGCCCGCGATCTTAATGTCCTCCGCATCCTCAATATCCGCCAATGCTTCAACCACAAAGATCGTCCGATTACCGTCTTGGTTGTAGACATTCTTTTCGACCCCTTGAACCTTATCCTGGGCTTTTTCGGACTCACTCTCCTGATCGTTCGGTCCCCTTTGCGGAGGCGGAGTAAGGGATTCGGGCTTGACATAGTAGCCGTTCCGTATCCGGCTATCAAACTCGGCCTGAGTGATAACTGTCCTAAACGTCCGCCTCTCAGCAGAATAAAAGTCCCCCGCAGCATCTGGGAGATAGACATCGTCAAGTGGGAAGAAGGCAGAAACCGGTCGCTCCTGAACCGAGTCATAGACTAACCTCATATATTGCGATCCGCCCAGCGGCTGCTGGCTCAACAGCTTCTCCAGCTGATTACGGAACTCGGGCATCTGGCGCTTAAACTGCCAGTTCATATGGGAAACTTTGCGCTTCGCCTTCTCGACCCGCGCCGGTGTCGCTGTGCCGACTATATCATCCTTGACCGGTCCTCCAGGTGGGAACAGCTCGCCTATGGTATGCGACTGATAATAGATCGTCGCCTTACTCATCATCGGGTGGACTGCCTGCGAGGCACCGACGAATGCCGGTCCACCGGGAGCCTCATCCCCGAGTCCGGTCCGCTTGATTCCCTCGGCATACTTGTCGTCGCGATCCTTGCGCGAGTCCCTGTCCCGCTCGATGTACTCCGTCAGGTCGAGGCCCAGTTGGCTGATTGCCTGCGCATCGAGGTCCTCGACCAGGTTCTTATAAAAGTCATTCTTATCGGCAGTCGGGCGCAGGTCCTTGTCCGGCGTTATCTTGATAATCGCCCCGCCGTCATCGGTATCCTCGGGCGGCAGATCCTCGTTGGTATTGCGCTTCGACAGGGTAGGTGGGTAGTTCCGATCATCCCGGTCGAAGAGTGGATTAGCGGCCATCAGTTAGTCCTCGCATCATAGGGATTGCGGCGGATTCGATGTACCTTCTCGATAGCTTTCTGAGCAGCCTCTCCCGGCTTCTCATGCACGGTGAACTTGATGCTGAACCGATGCATCAGCCATATCCACGCCTGCGTCGCGCTGTCGAGCAGGTCATCATGTATCAGGCTACCTTCCCCGACATAAGTGCACACCTGCGATATGAGAGGATCGGCCCAATTGCGCGGCTCACCCGGAGCCTTCAGGCTCTCTACCGCCCAGACCCTCTTGTTAGGGAAGAGCGGCGAGCAGGCATGGAGGCGGGATAGCTTATCCATACCCTCGGGATTATAACTCTCGGTAAGGATTTCTTCTACTGCCAGTTGCTGACGGAGCGATATGCCCGACCCCTTATCTTCCAGAAGGATGATATCCACGGGACGACCCTGATGCTTGGGGCGTTGCATTTTATCAATAAGAGGTCGGAGCACCGGTTCATCTTGATCACCGTAAGTATAGCTCCGCTCGACCTTGACACGCTTGATAAGAGCCGGAAAACCCAGATAGTCTTCCCAGGCATCGAGAAGCATGATATGGTCCGTGCGCTCGAAAGTAAAGAGACCCCAGACGGAGCAGGCTGTAGGGTCGCCAGTCTGCTCTTTCTTATCCCACTGCTTCTCCGTGAACGCCGTATCCAGCGACATAACAATAAGGCGGAACTTCGGTAGCTTCTTGTTCGCGGGCCATAGACGCCACTGAGAGCGTTTAACAAAGCCCGCTTCCTCGGGATCCAGAATTTCACCGTAGAGTTCCTGGCGACCAACCGAGGTCCCCTCATACTTCGCCACGTTCTCGAAAAAGGTCCGGGGCAGATTCTCGCGGTTCTCATAGGTGCTCCCGTTGATTATTATCGAGCGCGGCAGCTTGACTAAGGTCCGGATAAAGGGCTTCGGCTTCGGCGTGCCGGTCCAGAAGAGCTGGGGATGATGCCCGAGGCGCAAACCCATTATAAGGTTATCCCAGGTCTTTTCCGGATATCTCCAAGAGGCTACCTCGTCGCACCATGCCCGATTGCACTGCGGTCCTCGGAGTCGTTCGGGGGTATCGGCGGAGAATCCCTGGATAAGGGCATCGTTCCATAGACAGATAACCAGCGGAGACTTGGTGCTCCACTTAATGAGGTGATGAGGGATGATCGGGTAGTTCTTGTCCGTAATCTTGTCGTAGAAGTTCCCGTGCAGTCCGGTCGGTCCATAGAAGCATACCTTGATTAAGTCCTCGTGGGTCGGCGCTACTACGAAATTATAGCTGCCGGGGTCGCGTGCCGCCTCCGTCCATAACCACTGAACCGCAGCCAGAGTCTTGCCGAATCCCCGTCCTGACTTGATTCCGTAGAAGTCCCAGTCCCCCAGGGGTGGTATCTGCTTCTTGCGCGCTACCCGCTTCCATAGCAGCTGACACCGCAGCAGGGACAGGTCCTGATCCGTAAAGGTATCCAGGGTAGCCCGCAGCCTGACCGGATCTTCTGCGAGGTTTAACATAAAGAAAGGCCGAGCGCCTAGTCACCCGGCCTTAAGAGGTTAAACGCTATCAGACTCTCAAGCGCGAGCGACTCTATCACGATTACTTTACCCCCGCAATAGTTTCGCCATTCTCATGCTTCTTCTTGTTTCTTGGTTTCGGCTTCAACGATAGTTGGCTACGTAGATCGCGATTCTCGTCCAGCAGAGCCGTAATCTGATTTGTAAGTTTCTCGTTCTGGTCGAGTAGTTTCCCAAGCCTCTCGTCAAGCGATGGTGATGGCGCATGCTTCTGAGAAAATGAAGCCGCTGCAAGTTTTTCAAGAACTGGAGCTTCCGGTTGATTCCGTACGGGCTCATATTTTGCCTTGGCGTCCGCAAGGCGCGCTCTCTCAGCAATCTCCGCTGGCGAGCGTTTAACCTGTTGGTACGGATGGTCCTTCTCGGCATTACACGCACGGCACTTCACCCATCCCCATCTCATAGTCGCGCCGACAATCGGCATGCCGACTGTGCCCTTCCCGCCGGTGATTATTCCAGGGGTAAAGCCATCCCGGCATTCCGGGTTACGGCACTCGTCGCTCATCCGATGACCTCGCTGGCCCGTTTCGGCATAGCGCCCTCCTCGACGCCCCAATACTCCCAGAACTCCTGCGGAAGCTCCGGCGTGGTACCGAAGCGCATATAGAGTTGCCATCGCCCCGAGTCATCGAGGTCCTGTCTCGTCTCCGGCCTCCTCCGCCACCAAATGATCGGCGCGGTAATCGCTTCGGTAGAACCCTCCTGCGGCTTTGAGAGAGCTTCCTGAACCTGCGTTACCAAGTTCATCTGCGCCCGCTGGCAATCGTCCCGCGTGCCGTAGAATGAGACGATCTTGTACGCGACGACGATCCTGGCCCCCTTGTCCTCAAGCACGAAGCCCGCCGTCGGTGGCCCGTCGATATGATAGATGCCCTTGGCATCCTGTGTCGTAGTCATTGATGTAGCCTCTCATCGTCATCAATCTCGTCGGGGCGTGATGCATGTGTTTCGCGTACCGTCGAGCGGATCGGCGGATCACCAGTATCGACCCAGTGTTCGTACTCCCTCACGCTCCAGCCGTTCTTCTGCGCCAGGACGCGATTGCGCAGGGTATCCCGCACCGGCTCCGCCAATCCGCTCTCGACCGTCCTCACTAATCCAACTCCACCCGAGGGAGGGTCACGCTCCATAACAGGAAGGGGCGTACCGGGAACATTTCCCTCCCTCGGGCGATTCATTTCTCCTTCTCCTCATCCTCATCGTCGCCGTTCTCTTCCTCATCCTCATCCTCATCCTCATCCTCTTCTTCGTTGTTCTGCTGCTGTTCCGTCATCACGTCGGCGGCACTCGCTACGGCGTCGATGACCTTACCCTGCACTTCGATGATGTGCAGCAGCTTATCCACCAGCTCCTGCCACTGATCCTCACTCAGGGCATTGCGCTCGGAGCCTGGGTAATCCGTCATCCGTGGTTTGCTCTTCGGCTTCTTCATTAGCTAAACTCCTCTGAATTGATGCGACAGCAAAAACAGTACGACGATTCCCCAAATAACAATAGCCCCCAACCACCAGAGCTTGGCGTTCATGGCTGCGCATGCCAGCCCTGCGCCCTCGTCCAGTCGTTGAGCGCCGCGCAGGCGATGCCAAACCGCCCGATGCTCTCGCCCTGAGTCCAGGATTCACGCAGGCATGCCTCAAGGAGACTGCGCGCCTTCGCGCGGTCCGATTCGCTCATATGACCGAACATTTCGCAGCCTGGCAGGAATAACAGGGAGACCAACAGGGTAAGGGCAACGGTTTTCATAACTCCCTCTTCATAGGCAGGTATTCTACGTGAACCTTGTCGTAATCCTTATCCGCCCGTGGGTGCAGCGTAATCGTCCCGCTCTCCAGGGTGTATACCTGCGGCCTGCCCTCGACGTTGGGATGATCCTCCTTGATCCGCTTCATCTCCAGCGAGGGTATCCTCTTCAGCGTATACAGCAACCCGTTATGATCCTCGATAATGATGCTGAGCACATCGAAAAGCTCGGGCATCGCTATCTTGACCTGTTCTCTCTTCAGTTTCACTTTATCCAGCCTACTCACTCTCTTCGCCTGCCGGGACGATACTCTCCCCGGCCTTCTGTTCGGCAAGGGTCTTGCTCTTCTCCGGGTCCGGTTTGCTGGCTATAAGTGCGAGGATCGCATCTATGACCTCATTCCTGCCCTCGATCCTGATTGCGCCGTCCTTCCCGGTACCCGCCAGCATCAACTTATCCGCCGCCGGCCACTGCTCCCGGTTACGTGACGCCATCCAATGCTTCTGCGCCAGAAACTGTGCCGGCATATGTCTCTTAACGGGCAATACAGTGGGTGAGCGTCCGCCGACTGCCTGCTCCTCCGTGTACTCATAGCCGCATGCGGTCTTGAACATGCTGAATAATACCTGACCCTCTGCTAAGGTCCTGCCGTTCTCAATCGCTGCCTTGAGCCCAGGGTAGTGCTCTTTCCACTTCTTGATCGTTCCAGGCGAAAGGGCGTATACCAATTCGATTTCCTCGTCGCTCGCGCCACGCATCGCTATTAGCTTTACCAGAGTCTCGGCATCCGGCAGGTAGAGTCCCGATGGGGTAGAGGAGGGTACGTCTCTCTGGGGTGGAGACGGTCTCTTACGGCGTGCCACGCGGATCTTGCGCATGGGCGCATATCCTAATCGGCTAGGACAAGTCAACGCAAGCCTGGTAAAAAAAGCCCCCTCCCTGACGGCGAGGATTATCAGGGGTAAGGGGCTTGCTCTATCTGGCTTGGGAGGAGCTTATTCCCTCGCCCAGAGCTAGTGGCACGACTCAAACTCTTCAATCTTTACGCTCCGCGTCCGATTAGCTTACGGGCGTTTGTCTGCGGTGTCTAGGGCTTTTGACACGCAGAGTCAAATAACTGAACTTGGCTTCAAATACTTGTAAATCGGTATAGCGGGGACAACGCGCGTTCACGGCGAGGGGTACGTCGATTTTAGGGTGGCTTGGGCTGTCTCGGGGAAGTGTTAGATGTTAGTTGTTAGTTGTTAACTTATTACTAGTTATGCGAACAACCGCGCGAATCGTGCCAACCCAACCTAACAAAGTCAAAGACAACGCATCGGACGCAGGAACCACGGGGAAAGTCTTTGCCAGTAGAGCGTTCTCCATCTAACATCTAACAACTAACACCTAACAACTAACAAAGTCAAATAGAGCAACATCTAACAACTAACAACTAACATCTAACAATCAGTCAAAATTCCAAAATCAATTTAAGCAGGATTGCGATTTATTATTTTGTCCGCGTAAGCTGCGGATTCTTAAGGTATTTATTTATTACAATTATAATAATAATAAAAACTATAGCACCTATATATACTTACCAACTAACAACTAACATCTAACAACTAACAATTTACCAACTAACATCTAACAACTAACAGTTACCGCTTCCTTATTCCCTACGGCGCAAAATTATTATTGCGTTTGCTCGCAAAATATGCTAGGCATTCTCGATGCTTAGCACGACAAAATAAAAATTGCAAGTATTGCTTTTATTCGATTGTCTCTTGCTTTTTCCTGCAAAATCTGCTAGTTGCATTAAGTTAAAGAAAAAACGCATAATTTGCAAAAGAAAGCAAGCGATATTTTTTCAGGCAATAAGTTAAATAAACTCTTGCTTTTTCGAATTGCAAGGGTTTTGCGAAAAAATAAATATTTGCGTTTTTCGTCGAAGTATGCTAAATGCGCGCCCGTTCCTCTACCCTGCTACGCAAGTTCATTTAACTTAACGCAATTTAACAATAATCGGGATTAAGTGAAATACTTAAAAAAAGTTCGAATTATTGTTAAATAGGGCTTTTTTTCGCTTTGCGCGGTAGCACGATATGCACGTCGGCACTAACGCCGACGGCGAGGAGGGCATATGCCCGACGTAGTAAACGCTCCGGACGTAACTCCGGAACCGGTGCAGGCGGCACCGGCAGTCGAGGCGACCGATACCGTCGCACCGGCGAAGCCGCTTAAGAAGGTCCGTAAGGTCCGCAAGGCTAAGGAAAAGGCGGACGGCGCGGAGGGTAGCACGGAGCCTGCGAAGCGCGAGAAGGTCGAAGGGTACGTCCTTAAGGTCGTATTCCGCGATCTTAACGCCGAAGGGCTTAAGGTGCTGCGGCGCTACCTGCGGCAGGCGTGGCGGGCGCAGGGACCGTACGAGGGTAAGCCGGGGCAGTTTAGCTTCCACAAGAAGAATAACCGGTGGATTTTCCCCTCGAAGGAGGACGTGCGGATTGCTAAGGGCATCCGCAAGGGGATCGGCGCTCTTAACGGCGACGGCGCGAGCAAGTTTATGCACGCCGAGCCGGTAAAGGTCGCAGCCTAATAAGTAAAATCGAATCGGGCCGCACGGATGCGGCCCTTTTTTTACTTAACGCATTTAACATATTCTGCCGATTTTAAAGGCTTGCAGGCAGGGCAAAAGCGGGCCGGTAGAGGGGTAGCGACCCTGCGGTTGTTTCGGCTCCTAGAGCTTCTAATCGCGGCAGGCGGCAGGTCGCAGGGCAGGGCGAGGACGGCAGGCGGAGCGGCGCGAGGTGAAGTTAGTTCTTGCTTTTTTGCGGGAAAATATGCTACGGAGCGAGTCGCTTGCAGAAGTGAAGTTAGTGCTGCGTTTGGCGCGGCGCTGCGCTAGGCTAGAGGCTAGGCGAGGAGGCGAGACGTATGAAATTTAAACGGTTTCCCGACGGTTGTTATGCCGTCGTAGTTGGCAGGCGGCGCGGGCCGTGCGGGCACGATAAGGTGACGGCACGCGCTAGGTATCGGACGAGCGGGTTGATTGCCCGCTGCAAACGCGAGGAGTAACTATCATGCCAAAGCGCGTAGCCGGATCAAATCGAGTCGAGCGCAAAGCCAGACGAATCGCGAGGCGGCTTCAAAGCGCGTCAGATCGCGAAGTCATCTGCTAGTCAGATCGCGGGGCCGCTCGATCCATATCAGCTTGCGGTCACGGGAATAGATCAGAGAGCGTGCCGCAAGCTCAACGAAGCAATGCGAGTCAAGGAGTAAGTCATGCCAAAGCCAATGCGATGCTATGAGTGCGAGCGGTTCTTCTCACGCTATGCCTGCGCGGTCGAGCGTGGCTACGACGAGTGCGACTGCCCGCGATGCCAGGGCTATTGCGAGTGCCACCTGCTGCGCGCCGAGCAGCATGCTTCGCGGGAGGAACAGAATCAGACGTATATCGACTGCGGGCCGCAGGCTTGGGATGATCGGGATAGCGAGAGCGGCGACTATTAATTCCTCGCCAGCCGGGGGACTGCCACCCCGGCCTTTCTTTGAGAGCGCGTAGACTCACCCGCGTCAGGCGTGCTATAATGCCTGCGTCGAGTAAGCCAGTTCGATTCGTGCGGATAGCATACAACCGACTACCGCACGGAGAACACGGGCGGTAACGATTGCTGATCCGGTTAGCGCTGACTGGATAACCGGTGGTCTCTGAACGGTTGCGGGCCGCGTCCTATTAACAAACGGGCACCGCTGAGAGATCCGTGGGAAAGCCGGAGCATCGTTACTGCCCGCTGGCGATTTAGAGCGAGGACTATGCACTTCATCACAGGAGCTTTTATCATGCCAAAACCAAAAAAGGACGACGTAGTGAGAGTTAAGAAGCAGCTAAGTATGGGCGAGATTATCCTCGTTCATATGCACGTTGCCAGACTGCGGACGATACACAAGGAATGCGTCACAGGGAAGGACGAGGACGAGTCTGATATCTCGTTCGCAAAGTTGTTCGATCTTCTGCTAGAATCGTAGCCGAAAGGAGCTTTTATGGGTAAGGCAAGAGACGAGTTGGAAGATAAGTTATCGTTGGCTATCGCGCTGCTGCACGATGCGAGGCGGGTAATCAACGGACTCGACGGGCAGCTACTCACCGAAGGCGGCAGAGAACAGTTCGAAAAGGACCTCGATGGCTTGCTTGCCGAGATTCACGAAGAAAGCGAGCAGGCAGTCAATAGCAAGCCACGAAGAGTCAGATCCTATCACATAAGCTGCACGGCAGGCGAGTTTCCGGACACTTATATCCGGCAGGGCCATTACATAAAGCTACGGAAGAAGTAATCAAGGGGCCGGGACTGCAAAACCGGCCTTTTCTTTGTCTTGCATAACTGACTAAAGAGCGACATAAAGCGTCAAATCTGCTATACTATGCTCGGCACGAAAGCAGGAGAACCAAAATGCGAACGATCTATCAGAAGGTAATGCGGACCGTCAATATGCGGCTCGCAGCACCAACCAAAGCCGAGGCCGACAAGCTCCAGCAGCGGCTCAATAATCAGCTGCGGCATATCACCGAGCTAGGCGTAAGGGACTACGATCTGACGCTGCGGCAGGCAGAAGAGGATAAACAGGCCAGGTACGACCGGGACGAAGCCAGATTCAACAGGAGTTGCTAACATGCCAGTAGAAGTTACAGAACATTATACAGTCATTACCGGCAACGCCATCAGGATCTATCAGCTCAAGGCGGCGCGGAAAGCCATCGAGATAGAAGCCAAAGGAATGCGCTTTAAGACGCGCGTAAAGGCGAGCTGGGCGAGGCACTTCGGGCTATCACCGAGAGTCAAGCCGGAGACGGTCATTGCCAGAATCAACGAGCAGATTACTCATCTCGAAAAACTAGGAGCTTGAAATGAATAGCGTTACTTTAGTTGTACTAATTCTCGATATAATGCTGCTAGGGCTAATCGTTTGGCTCGAAGTGCGAGGCTAATATGAGCAAGCATCTATTCGGTTGGAGTTATCCCCCCGGCGTCAGCAAACTGCCGTGGGACGACGTACCCGATCCGTCGCCCGAGAGTGAGGAGGTCTGCGAGCTTCTTGAGAAGCTGCGGGGTATCAGTCGAAAGGATGACGGCGAGATAGCTAAAGACAAGGTAGTCGAGGTAGTCGATAGGCTGGCGCAGGAACGGGATCGACTGAAGGAGCTTTTGCAGTCCACGCTGCGCTATCTGCCCGAGCGGGGCGAGCCACCGCCGTGCACATGCACGAAAGGCGATAATCAGATCTACGGGCCGATAGGACCGCAGTGGTGCGAACGGCATAACGGCATTTGGGACGAGCCGACGCTTAAAGAGGAAATCGAGTACGAGTTCAAGACACTCGAAGAAATTGAGGGAGAAAAGAAATGAGTAAGCAGGGCATGAGTTTCTACTATCTCTCGGCGTACGAGGAGGGCGACTGGCTCGGCAAGGAGCCGGTCACTCCGGCGCATTTTCTCGATCTGGTAAAGGGCGAGATTGACGAGGCTAACTTCGGGCCAACGAAGAATCTGCACGTATTCAAGCCGGGAAGGCTCATCGGGAGAGTTCATATCACGCCGGAAAACGGCAAGCCGTACGTCCAGAACCTATACAAAGTCAGGGTCTACGGGCCGAAGGAGGATATCAAGATAATCCTGGATAATATCCGTCACGAATACGGCGACCGTCGCACTGGCGGGCGAGCCGAGCCTGAGTATCTGCGCAAGCTGGGATGGGAGCCGGTATGACTAAGCAGGAAAAGAATCTCCTAATGCATATGGTTGCCTTGCGGCATTTGGTTTGCATAAATGCGGACCCGGATCGCAGCAAGCTGATCGAGTGCTTAGGCAGCGGTGGCACGCTGCCCGAGCACTATGAAGGCATTCGTGCTTGGATCCTGCGCGGGTATAAGAAAGATGATCCCGACGAGGCAGTTCAGTTTCTCTATCGCATTCCGGAAGATCACTTCGACGCCTATATTTACGAATGGGCTACCGTTGGATGCATGAAGAATCCGGAGACGGGCAAGTTCTATGATTGCGCTCTCTATCGCGTTGAGGGCTACGAGATTGGATTCGAGGATGCTTGGGTAGATGCGTTTGAGTCCTATACGATCAATGCAGGAGACGACGATGACTAAATGCACTTATTGCGGAGCGGAAGAAGGCCAGGATCACGAGAAGGACTGCGCTTCACGCAAGGCGTTTGACGAAGCGGCGTGGAACGAATACCTTAAGCAGGAGGAAGCGGACAGACCGATAGAAAACCCCGAGCTTCCACCTATTACGCTGACCTACGAGCAGTATGAGAGCCTGCATGCCGAGGGTGAGTCGTCCCGGCTATGCCTGCATTATACCGAACTGGCACTAGAGAAGCTCAGAAAGGCTGCGCAGGCGATCATCGACAATCGCGACCTTATCGCGGAGGATAACAAGCTGCAGGACTTCATCGAGGAGCTTTACGAGGTAGTGCCCTGCTCTGACTGCTTGCAGGCTCCCTGCGTCTGCGATGCCGCCGAGCGTGATTACGAACGGAAACTGAGCGGATACTAGGGTATAATAGCGTCCGGAGGATACTAATATGAAACGCAAACCGACCGAGGAACTTAATATGAGCACGACCGGCGATATTCACTATCCCGTAAAGGAGAAGCAGGAGCCAACTCAGGAGGAGTTGCGCGAGAGTTACTACGCACAGATCATCCGAGACGAGTTCAGGCAGCACTATAAGGTGCTGCTCAAGCCATTGCCGAAGCCGTATGCGCGGGGTTACAATCAGTCTATCGACGTTAAATTCCCCAGGCCAGGTAAGATCGCCGTTACCGTCACGGAGCGGGCACCGGGAAAGATGGGGAAGAAACGTTGGAAGGACGGCAAGATAGTCAGGAAAGAAGTCTGGAAGTGCGAGTTCTGCCTTTATAGCTACGAGTTCCGCTTCAGTAACGGCAAGCAGGAACTCGAATTCAGAATCCCGCTTGAGTATTTCGTTAAAGACCCGCTGAATCCGACGCTAGAGGAATGCCGGTTTATGGCTAACGGCCCTACCTTCGCTTCGCAGGAGAGCCTTAATTCACATCGGGAGTTGCGGGCACTGCTGCCACCGGACGCGATTAAGGTGAGATACGACGAGTTGCTCTACTATATCTACCAGAACTCGGAGCGGCTTGAGAAGGACGGCTGCATCTGGAACGATCCGCACGAAGATCCGTCTAATCCAACGTATTCCCTGCCAGACCTTACTTCGACCTCGGAGAAGTTCGGCAAGTGGCTCGCGGAGAAAGGCGTAATGGAGGACCCGTGGGATAGCTGCTTCTATATTACGCGGAACAAGGCGGCACTCGACGAAATCAGCTTCGAGACGAATCTAATCCAGGAGCACTACGGCAGCGACGCGGCTGAGCGCGCCGGGGTAGAGGATCGGTGGGAAAAGTGGGGACTCGGAGGCGACGATGACGTAGACTATAACGGCGGCTACGTCGATACCGCGATTGATATGCTTACGGACTTTATAAATCACGAAGGAAGGTAGTTATGCGGATTACAGATAAACAGCGCGAGGATATCGAGGCTCAGTTGCTCGATAGTTTTGAGCTAAGCTCGATACCGCCGGGAGCTTGGAAAAAGGCGGTGCTGATGCTTAACGAGACTGACGAGCTTAGCCCTTTCTGGGAAATGCGAGTCGATTCCCCGACCGAGTTTGCGGATGAGTTGCTTAAGCTCGCGTTGGCGGAGTATCGAGATATCAAGTCATTCGAGCAGGCGGCTCTGGCACTGCGCGAGACGGAGGACCCGACGCGGGCGAATGGAACGGACGGCGATCAGGAGCGCATGCCGACACTCGATGCGGTATTCAAGTTCATGCAGGCATCGGACGGCAGCATGTGGGATATGCTGACTACCTGCTTTCCAGACGACAAGGGTAGCCGATACCTGCGTCCAGCTCCAACCCCGGAGCAGGCGGATACGTATTTCTGGAAGGATATGCCGATCAAATCGCCCTGCGGTGAGTCCTGCTTCCGGGCTATCGAGGCGGGCTATCGGCTCTGGCATGAGGTAGTCTCGGCAGTCGGGGAAGGCTACGAGAGCGACAAGGTTATCGAGCTGGCGGTCGATGCGGCTCAGGTTTTCATCTTTGGGTGATTTATGACTAATAGAGAGATTTATCGCAAGATTCTTGAGCGTGAGTTCCGTAAGACGATTGGAAAGCCTACGGAATACCTCCGCGTCGAGTTTCACGACGACGAGACAATTCACGTTTATACCGGACTTAGGAAGGCGATAAAACATTATATTATGGAAATCGGCAGCGATGACGACGACTTCGCCTTCTACGACTCCAGGGACAAAGGCAAGACATACGTCATCCGCTTCCCGATGCCCGACGATTGGCTTAGGCTAATCTGGGAGGGCATGAGCGAGGAGGAGATCCAGGAGAATCTCAAGAAGAGTCACGAATCTAGCGTGAGACTCGGCTACCGGCGCTGTTACGGTCTGGAGGACTGCCGCGCTATGGCTAAGCATATCGACGAAGTAGTCAACGAAGCAGTCAGGAAACGAGAGGAGAAGGCGAGTGAGTAATAATGACTGGGAAATAGTCTTGCAGCGTGGGCCGCAGGGGCCGATAATCTACCGCGAGCCGACCGATAAACTCGCTGAGAAGCGGGCTACTCAGATCGCGAAGAGGCATAGCTGCCATCTTACGATCAGTCGGTCGGAGAGGAAGATTTTTATTCATGCGAGCGAGTTTTATATCAAAAAGGAGACGTTCGATGAACGTTAAGGATGCTATTCAGACGCTCGATCAGATCGAGGACGCAGTGATCGAGGACTTTCACAGGAAGGGAGTAACGCAGCCAAGTCACGAGGTGATAAGGGATCGCACGAATCATATAGTGCGGATATTCTGCACTCAGCTGCTCTTCGATGCGATTGCTGATGCATCGCCTAACATTATTAAGGAAAGGTACTAATATGACTAACGAGAAACCACAGGCAACTCTAACTGGGGTTGAAAGAAAAACGGATGAGGAACTCGCGAAGGATCTGCGGGCGGCTTTTGATCTGGTCGTCTCGCATGCTAACCTGTTGCGGTTCCGTGGTTATAATGTAGACTGCAACCTCACGACGACCGATACTAGTACCGGCAAAAAGTTCCGAGGTCACGTAACAATCACGAAGGAAGTACGGCTATGAATAAGCAGCGGCGTGCGGCGATTGACGAAATCGTAGGCAAACTCAACGGGCTTAAGGACGAGATTCAGGCGCTGAAGGACGAGGAGCAGGAAACTTATGATAATATGCCGGAGAACATGCAGTCGGGTGAAAAGGGCGAGACAGTGCAGCAGGCGGCGGAGAATCTTGACTCTGCCGTTAATTCCGTTGAGGAAGCAGTAGGTTATCTTGAGGAGGCAGGGCAGTGATTACCGCTAAAGAGATTCTCAAAGAGTTGCTTGACTCTCCCGACTCCGTTTTGGGAGACGCAATCGAGCACGCCCAGATGCAGCTTCGTGGTGAGGCTCGCGATAAGTCTGACGAGGAGGATCTGCTTCGCTGTTTACGTGAGCTAGAGGAAACGATCAAAGAAGCTCTCTCGTTACTTGATAAAGGAGCAGGGTAATGAAATGGGATCATAGGTACCGGTACTTCGCGATCAAGCCGATAAAGCTCGATCCCAAGTATACCCGGATCGAGAAGGCCAGGACCCCGACGGAGGCATTCAATAAAGCCTTCGGGCGGGGATTTTCTCACGGTTTCTGCTGGAAAGACCTCGGCACGCAGGTTAGGCCGATTCAGACGGATAAGTGGCGTATTGCGCAGCTTTACGACCCGAAGGGTTGGATTAACTTCCCCGACCCGCTCGGCATCCAGAAGCGGCATGAGGAAGAGGAGGCTGAGGAGAAGGCGAATGAGAAGAAAGAACAGAAGGCTTAGAGTTCCGCTCGATGATTTCGAGCTGGGGCTAGCTTGCGACGCGCTTGAAGCTGGCGTGGCTAACCTCCGGGTTTGTAATGCTAACCCTGAGGTAGCCGAAGCCTTTAACAAGCTCAGGTACAAGCTCATTCAGTATCAGTCGAAGTTAAAGGAAACTGGCGATGGGTAGAACTAATACATTTGCAATCAGCGTAGACGAGTTCAGGCTCGTTATCAGCGCTCTGGAAGCGCAGCGCGACGAGGCTAGCGTCGCCGGGAATGAGGAGCAGGAAAGGCTGTATATACGGATTATCTGGAAATTCGAGAAATTGCTGAAGGAGGTGGAGAAATCCGGAGCCGCCTGAGGTATAATAAGACTCGAAAGGCACGACTGGAGAAACGTATGGATATGCAGAAGATTATTGAGCGGGTGAAGAAGATGCTCGCGCTCGGTAAGGACAAAGGCGCAACGGAAGGCGAGCGAGACAACGCGATGCGGATGGTCGCATCCTACCTGAAGGAGTTTAACCTTACGATGGCTACGGTCGAGGGTAGCCAGAGTCAGCAGGAGCGCAAGCAGGAGGAATCGGAGGGTGGCCCTCGGACGACGCATAACCACAACTTTTACGGAAGGCCGTGGAGCCGGTGCGCAGCTCATGCAGTAGCGGA